TTTTAGCGCATCGATTTGCATCTTACTGGCTTCCATGAATACATCACGGTTTAAATCAGCGACACGTAGCTGCCCTTCCTGCCTTGCAACATTAACTTGCTTGGCAAGCATACCAGGCGGCATGCTAAACCCACGACCTGCCCAAGTATTAGTTGCCTCTTGTACACTACGCTCGACCTCGGCGCTAATACGCTCGCGTGGCTTGTCAAACAAAGCGCGTACCACTGGCTCAGGTAAACCAAAGTTTTCAGGCTTATTGAGCATGTCACTGGCAACCGTTATCAGGTCATCATATAGCGGATGATCGTAAGCGGTCGGCTCGGTCCACCAGTCCTCGTTAAAATCCATCTCATCAAATTGATGATCAGCGTTTGGCATGTCCGGCAGATTCAGCTCGGGCATCACAAAGTCATCAATCTTTAATGCTTCGAGCTGTGCAAGCTCTGGCAGTACCAAATCAAAATCTGCTGGCATGTCCACATTCACATCGACGTCAGGTCGCTGCGGTGCGTTCAGCTTATCAATGGCATCAAGCGTTGGCAGTGTAACGCTGGTATCAAAGTCCGGCTCGTTGGGTGCGGCGTGCTCGCTCAGTGTTGGCGCGACTGGCATGTTGACCGTTAAATCAAGGTCTGGTCTATCGGGCGCTGCGACCGCATCAATCGTTGGCAAGTCAGGGATATCGATGGTGATTGTCGTTTGATTGCGCTCAGGCATGACAATCGGGTCGATAGTCGGCGCATCCGGGAAGGCAACCGTGGTCACAATATCTGGGCGTGCTGGCAGGTCTACCCGTTCAAGCTCGGGTGCTTGTGGCGGCGTGATAGATATCTCAGCTGGTGCTTCGGGTTCTGGCCCCAAGTCCGACACATCAAGATTGCTTAAAAACCTATCGATGTCCGTCATGTTGGGCATGGCAGGAATGGTTAGGCTGGCAGGGTCAAAGGTTGGGAATGCACCGATATCATACGTTGGCACTACTGCTTCTGGTACTTGCGGTCTAATCGGTGCTGGTATATCGGCAATCGTGATATCGCCAATATCACTTAGCGCCACTGACAGCTCATTGTTGTAGCGTCTTGATAGGCTATCCAAGTCTTTTATCTTTTCAACCACGGTGTCCGTGGCTCGGTATAGCATGTTGTCTGCTATCGCGCCTCTAATGGTTAAGGCCATCTTATACTCTCCGACTGGTTGGTAAGTGCTCGATAGTCAGGTCATTGATATGCCCATGCGTACCGATCATGATTAATTCAAAAGCAAAGTGACGACCACGCAAGCCGCGACCAAAGATAAAGCGGCCATTGGTCAATTCATTAGCAACCTCACTTGGTAGCAGGTAGGTATATTGCTGCTCGATACCCTTTTGGGTGCTGTGTACTGTCATGCTAGCACCGCCGTTTAGCTCATACTCAAGATAGGCGCTTGCTGGGTGCGTGAGTTGACCACGCCCTAAATCCATCTTGCCGGTCTTAACGATGGCCGTTACCGCATCTACTTCTTGGTCAAGGCGATAGATGCCGTCATCCGCCTCGCCGTATAGCACACCATTGATAACGACTAAGCGATTATAATTGTAAGGATTGTAGCGGCTCATGGCCCAGCTATCGACGTTTGCTGTCCACGCCTGACCTTGTGCGCCGCCACTACTGAGCACGCTATCCTCAATCACTGCACCATCGATAATCAACACCATGGCATCAAGCTTATCTGTCACCTCGTCAGTGATCGCAATGCTGTCCATGATGATGGCGTTTTTAATAATACTATCGAGGACGATATCGCTAATAACAGCGGCATCAATCAGCAAGCCAGCCGCGCCAAACTTGCCGGTAGCCCTGTCACTGATAGCTACGTCATCGATGATAATATCGGCGCGATTGAATAGCAGCTTATCTACTATAGATAGGTTGTCTATTGACAAAGCTTTGACAGTGCGCTGAGTGAATGGCTGCCCATACGCAAATGCGCTGTCCGTAATAAGGGTTGCGATACTGCCAGTAGCGCTATCGGACACGCCAGCGCTGTCATTAACCAACTGCACCGCTTGCAATTTGTCGGTGGTGCTGTCAGCTGTAACCAGGCTATCAATAATTAAGTCGCGCTCAATGGCTGTGACACCATCTTTGGCGCCTGCGCTGTCTGTAATTAAGTGGGTGACAATACGCTGGCTAGTCGTGCTGTCAGATACTTGGGCACTGTCAGTAGTAATCGAGCGTGTGCTGCCGCTCAGTAGTTCATTATTAGCAGTAGCGCTATCAGATTGCACCGCCAATAAGCCATGTTGATATTGCTCATCTATTTTGGCGCTATCGGTGTGTAGCTGGCTTGCTGCCTTGGTGTCTGTTACTTGCTCAGATATGAAAGCGCTGTCCTGCAAGACTTGTATGCTGCTATCTATCACCTCGTCGCTGGCAAGAGCGCTACTAGATACCATAATAGCAATGCCAAATAATAGGGCGTCCGATACGCGCAGCAATTCCTCAACGACTGCACGTAAACCGCCAAAGGTGGTATTGCTGGCAATCGCCGTATCTTGGTTATCGTCTCTATAATTACTCATTGATCACTCCTATAAAACAATGCGCTGATTTATGATCAGCAAGTTTGGTGCTGCCCCAATAAGAGCGTAAGCCATTGGCTTTGGTTTCACTGGTGCTTGAGTATTTTTGTGTGCCGCAAGTTATCCATGTGGCGTCGCGGTAGAAGTACACCAGCGAACCGCCGCTATCGACTGGCGAAAAGCTGTAATAAAAGTCATCAGGTATATTTTCATGAATATTACCAGCGTCCTTAATAGAAATAGACGTATCAACACGCCCATAAAAGTTACCGTAGGTAGTATCGGATTTTTCATAGGTGTCAAGCCTTGGTTCTTCTCCGCCAACAACCACTCCGTCTGCTGGGTGCGTACCATTTCTATCTGTGTATTTAGACAGCTTTCCTGACACATCTGCATAACCGCCTTCTAAACCGTACCAATCACCACTATCTGCGAACCAGCTGTATTCATTGGTTATATAATCGCCCTTATTGACAAAAACATAATCACCCTTACTTGGTGTTGGTTCGCCTATACCAAACTGCCCTATAAAGTGGTAAATAGGATCATAAGTCCATACTGAGTAAGAAGTAGGGTCTGCAACTGAAAGCTTATCGAGTTTCTCGTATTTTGTTTTCGACTCGCTTGTTTCGGTAAATGCGTACAACATACTGTCTCGTGTCAGAGCCGGAATACAGACTGCTACATCTATAACCCCATTGGTAGTAGTTATCGCTTCAGTCTTAAAACTATAATATCTATACCTAACCAAACCGCCCCACATAAATAGTAGTCGTGGCGTACTATAAGCTGGGTTGCCATACCCTAGATCGCTGCCAGTAAGTTTGGTATAAGTGACGTTATCACTCTGCTCTCTCCTGTCATCAAAATGAGTGGTGTATAAATACCCCATTAAACCACTTATACTGTCGGTTCTGGTTTCCTCCCATTGTCCAACAATCATCACCTCCTCAAAGGTGGTATCTTTTTCCTGCTGGAATCGACGTTCATCAAGAAAATATTTGATGACAGTAAGCTGGTCATCGATATAGCAACCAAAGACAACCGTGTCGCATCTAGCGGATGGGCCTTTATATTCAGGCATTGACATATCGAACGATTCGCAGCCAAGGCCGGTAAACTCAGGGAACTTTAAGTACCCAAATGACAGCGGATTAGGATTACCCCAATATAAATTGCCTTTTGATACTTCTGTCAGGCTGCCGTGATGATTGGCGATAGGGTCTGCAATCAAATTTTCCCAATAATCAACATTGCCAGTGTTGGCTCTAGCATGAGCCATTAGTACATGATTTGGCGTGCGCATAATCTTGTAGCGGATAGCGCGTTCTCTATGGCCATTGCCGCTTAGCTGCTTAAATAAACTGCCTATATAGCGATTTAAAATAGCAGCATCTTGACGGTCGTTTATGTTTTTAGCGTTTAGCGTCCAACCATTATTAACCGCTGCACCTAGACGCAAGCGCAATTTAAAGCCGTGAGCGTAGCGTATGTTTTCACCGCCGCCACTCCAGCATGTATTGAATGCCTCGGTGCCTTTACTATTGAATGACCAGCCACAAGCTGTATAAAAAGCATTGTTCTTATAAAACTCGCTGGTATCGCATACCTTGATGATCGCGCCAGCTCTATACCAGGCTTGGAAATCATCGCCTGTTGGGAACAACTCACCGCTTGGTAGGCCGCCAAAACGCTCAACGATATGTATTAACTCGTCATCTACCACTTCACGCAAATAGCTCAAAAAAGCTGGGGCAGTGGTAGCAGGAATGATAGGTAGCGGCATAGCATAAACACCGCTTGCACTAATTCGTAGCAACCACGGATTGCCAGCAGCATCAAAAGACACAGCATTGGTCAATCTATGACTGTACTCATATTTAACCTTGCCCTCAAAATCAGGTATGCCGCTGTAAGCTGGCAGGCGTTGATTGGCGATATAAGCTCTGACGCTTTTATTGACTTGCGCTGGCAGCTTAAAACGCTTTCGCTCCAATGGCTTGTCAGGCAGATCGTCTGCGTCTTGGCGACCATAGCCACCGATGATTTGCACCACCTCCGACATAGCGCCCGAATACCAAGTTGCGCGCAACTTGTGGTACTGAGTGAATGTTTTTATGCCCTTATACTGCGGCTCAAAGTATTTAAACTTGTCTGCGTATTCAATACGGAAACGATGTAAGGCTAACTCCTTTGGCGGCAACGACTCGCTACCGCTGTAGTTTATTAGTCGTCGTCTTGTGGTTTCGGTTAGACGTAAATCTACGCCGTCTGTTTTAAAAGGAATGGGATTGAGTACGACGCCTGAGTACAACATAGGCATGTAGTCGGTTGCCATGCCATCGATAGTAATTAATGCTATCTCGCTGGTTTTATGAGCAATGACACGAAAGTTATTGCCCATATCCTGAATGACAACATAGCCGCCGTCAGGCAGATCGTAAACCATGCGCGAGCTATCTATAGACGATAAGTCTTTTAGATTACTAAAGCGCTTAGCGGTAACTGAGACAAACGCTTCATCACGGTCGGTTAGCTTGCCGCCAATGACGTGCAAGCCATACGGTCTACCTTGGTGCATAACTCACCTACACAGTCAGACTGATACGATAACCAATCTCATAGGTATCACCATCTTGGAATACGCGAGGCGCTGCATACTTACTGGCACTAATGAGCGCGCCAGCCGTACTGCCCTTGCTGCTATTGGTGAGCATTGCCGCGCCTTGCACTGTTAAGCTACTGGCAGTTTTCATGGTTACTTTTGCGACGGCGGCCATATTGTCAATAGAGTTAGTAGCAGTATTGGCAGGCGTCCACGTTGGGCGTGTTGCTGCGCTATAGCCTTCAGTCATACTAACAATTTCACTTGCGGTACTGGCAAAGCTTGCGGCAGTCCAACTTGCGGTTGGCTGTGCGGCTGCTGAAAATAGCGCCAGGTGATAGCTGGCAGGTTTTGGCGTGGTGCCAAGCGCGACGTTTAGAATGTGCGCAAGGCCTTCAGTTGGGATAAGGTTTTCGGTACGTGTCCACTCGCCGCCATTGATACGGTCGTAGTATTCACCTTTGGCAGTAATGCCTTGTCCTGTGGTAATACTGCCATCTTCGTTGTTTGTGTAGTCTTTGGCACTTACTGCTGCTAGTAATGTGCTCGCTAAGAAGGGGTTTAATGATTTTTGTGATTTCACGGTTTGTCTCCTTTGACAATTTGGCTAACCGTGATTAGTTTACCGCTGTGACAAGCCTCCGGTCGAACCTTACAGTAGTGCCGGACTGTGCGCTGATATTGCTAATGCGCCCAGCTTGGTATTCAATAATCTGTCCAGCGCTGCTGCCAGCGACATAACCATTGCTTGCCAGCCATACCGTTACTAAGCTTCCGCCCTCTGCTGCCTCACCAATATCATTGCTTGGTATCTGTATCGCGCTGTTTGGTACGGGTGCTTGTGCGCTCTTAATAGAGATAGTCATATCGTCCGGCTGCGTGCCTTGAATGAATATCACATGGTCCGACTGACCAACCCATAAGCCATTCTCGACCGGCTGAATAAAGGTGACGCGCTGGCTAGTCTGGATAAAGCCATGGCGTTCATCGTGCAAGTGGTAGTCCAGCGGCTCTGAAAATCGAATGACGTTAGCGGTTGCTGTGATAAGACGACCGCGCCAGTAGCATAAAAATTTACCGGTAGGCATAGGCGATAGGTGCGCAAACTGCGCGGCCATACCTAGCTTATGGTCTTTGCTGATTGCAAAGTTAGTCGCGGCTCTATCTATAGTGCCAGCCAGTTGCATATCAGTACCGCCAATACTGGTCGCATAGATATTTACGCCAGTCACCGTCGGGTCAAAAACCATCGGCAGTACAATATCAGCCGACTCGCCAGCAGTGACATAATCAGACAAGCTGGATTCCATCGAGCCTCGTAACCATGATATCGCCACGCTTCTTGATGATGGCTTGGTGTTTTCCACGCTATCATCAGCAATCGGCGCTGGCGGCGCATCAATGGTAAGTGGTATAGCTAAGTGACCATCATAGGCATATAACCCATGCTTACCAGCTACCACGACCAGGTTGTTTAGTACGGCATGACTCACCTCGCCATCACCAATAGTTGCCAACACTTCATGCGACCAACTGTTACCATCTGCCTTTACCTTAACCCAATCATTAACATATACGCCAAAAACGTCTTTATGTAGTGGGCTTTGCCATAGGTTCGTGTAGGTACTATCTGTTACCTTGCCGCCACTGGCAATCATATCGAGCTTGCCAGCTGGCGTGACATTGGCGTTCACCACATCGCGCATATAAACAAACGGCTCACGACCGCCCTGTACCATTGCCGCATCTTCCGAGGTGTTATCGATACCGAAACACGGCATAAAACTTTGACTAGGCATGATAGCCTCCTTTTCTGAATTGATTTGAACTGCCGTCAGGTCGTATAAATTGCTGACCCCACTTGGTATCTATGGCTCCCATTATTTCTGAGTCTATGCCGATAACATTAACGCCTTGTGTTAATACATCTGCATTGCTTTCTGAGCGCGTTATTTTCATACGTTTACCAAAGGCATTGATATCGTACTCACTTCTGAATGCCACAAAACCCTCTAATAGTATCTCTCGAACACGTAAACCAATTACTGTTTCGCCAAACACTGAGGTATCACCAGCGCCGATATTCATTGGTACAAACTCACCAATACGCAATCCTTGCCACATATAAGGGGTGTCATCTGACTTACTAATACCCATTTCTAGCATGTCGCTACCTACGGTCAGTATATTTCGTACAAGCAATTCAATAGAGTGTGCGCCTATATCGCTGTTTTCAATACCCTCTAGCGCTACGATTTGCGCCCCAAGGTATGGCGGCCTACTCACTGTCGCTGTGCCATGCTCATCGCCAACATAGCTATTGTTGTCGATGTTAATGGTTTTTTTCGTAAAAGGTATTTCAGGTATCCCCATAAACGAGCCACGGATAGTTGGTGGCTTAACGTATCTAGTATGCAGGTCTGTAGCAGCGCTCTCACTCACAATCGAGCTGGTATAACCATCGGGGTAAATAACCCTATGCTGATTAGTGAGTGTATGCTGCCCAAATTTATCAACTGAAACAGCTTGTCCGTCATAGGGTTGATTAAAAGATGACGGGTAAATATAAAAAGGACTTACTGTTAACTGATCGCCTATAGCGATTTCATTCTTTATGCCAATAACATCGATATGCTGTTTTTTATTACTAACAACTGGACCAAATTCAATATTTTTAGTTGATATGCCTACGTCCAGGTAGAGATTGTTTGACTGTACAATAGTATCACCAAACTCTTGTGAGTCGTGACCAGCGTGGTAAAGTACGTTTTGATTAAAACTTGGTGTGCCAACCACTTCCTCAAAACTACCATCACCATTCGCACTGGGATTGATCTCATTCGCGTGCCATATATTTTGAGTGGTGTAAGGCGGCGCTCCTGTCTTAGTGACCGCATGTAGTTGACTGGTAACGCTATCTTGCCAGCCGCGCAAGCCTATTTGTTGCTTAGTGTCTGCTATCATCGCACTACCAAACAAGGTAGCGGTATCGCCTTGTGCTTTTACAAAACGCCATTGGGTGCGTATAGCTGTATTGCCAAACTCACTACTATCAAAACTACCAACCAGTAACGCTGGCGTGCGATTACGCACCACAGTGCCATAGCCAAAATTGTCACGATGACGCCAGCTAGGACCTATGATATTAAAGTGTATTGATAAGGATGGATAACCATATTTAGCTGTTTCATATCCTCTTAAAGTAAGATACTTGGTATATAAATCAATCGTTGGTAACTCTATTTGTGGTGGTGCAATAGAGTAGCGCGGCTCAATATCTATCGTTCTGATACGATAGGCTATCATTGGTGCGCCCATTTCAAGCGAGTCGATACGCCCTACATTGCGATACTCACGCCTTGTATTAACAAGCGTACCTTCATTACCCCCTTGTGATTGATCATGACCTACTGGTGCAATAACACGCCCTGAATTATGCACCACTCCCCATGTTGATAATAGCGGCGGCTCTATAGCATCAAGTGCTATCGTCCTGTTCTTATGGCTTACCATGCCAATCGCAATTACTGGCGGCTCAATCCCTGCTGGTAGCAATGGTGTGGCGTTATTGTCTATCTGTGAATAACCAAATTTTTGTGAGATAAAACCAGTCACATTCATTTGAATATTGCGATTAGCTATTAATAGATAATCTGACCACTTAGGCGGCACAAGTCCACTATTAACATCATACTCTTGTACGATATATTGCAGCTTGTTATAAACAACAATATCACCCCATCTGTCTTGCGGCTGCTGACCTACGCTGATATAGCCTACTGGAGCGATGTACTTAGTGAGTAGATCAACGGTAGCGTTACCCCAAACACCAGTAAATCCAAGCGGTTGCAACGACTGTCTTATCGGGATAATGCGCTCACCCCAAAGTGTCGCCTCATATCCTGCTGGCATAATGGTCTGTGTGCCGCCTACCATGTGACTAGAGGGAAATTCGGTATAGATAGCGACTGGCTCAATCCGTCTTGTGCCAAAACTTATCCACGCTTCACCATAATCATCGGCCTTGTACCCTTGCGCTATTAGTTCACGCAACTGGTGCGTTAATGTCGCTTCGCCGTAGTCAGATGATTGCCATGAGTCAGGAATAATAGGGCGCTGGCCATACCATACCGTTATCTCGCCAGCGTTGAAGCTGTCAATGCCTTTTTGGATTAGGTCTAGAGTTCTATTCTTATACCATATTGTTGTATCGCCAAACTCTGAGCTTTGACTTCCTATCGGGTTAAGCTCAGGTGTTGTGGTTAATACTGCGTTACCTAGTAGTAGATGATCAAAACCACTAGGCTGCAAAAATCGTATAGCATGCCCTATCGCTGGCGTGCCAGTATCGAAAGGCTCGATAGCATCAACAAAGAGTGACGGTGTCTTATTAGTGATTAATACTGCACCTATCACCAAAGAGTCAATGCTCATAGGTGCGTAGTATCTATCTTTATTGGTTAATGTTGCGTAGTCACTAAAACGCCCATCATCAATAGACTTGACTTTAATAATGGTTGATTTGTTTATTATCGCTGTATCACCAAAGATAGCAGACGTTAATAACGATGGGGTTTGTATAAATTGCGTGGGATCGGCAACTATTGCAAAACCTGACTCGTAAGCCAGTATGCCATTAGGTGATAGGTTTCGCGTATGGAACCAAACGGTAGGCGTGCCAGCCAACGAGCTTATAAAGCCATTAGGTAGTAGCACTGGTATGCGTATATCAGGTACACCTATTTTTGTTTGAAATATGCCGTCAGGGTACAACATGCGTGGCGATACGCTAGGCGCTGGCATGACTAAGCTGTCAATGCCTGTTGGCTCTAAGTATTTAACTAAATACGGTTCGCCAAATTCTTCACTATCAATACCGTATGGCTCTAGGTATTTAACGCCGCCTTGAAGATAGAGATCGCCAAATTCTTCTGAGTCTATTCCATCAAGAGTAATGAATTGCTTTTTGTTATATATTAATGAATAGCCATGCTCCGAGCTTTCAAAACCATCGGGTGCGGCAGTTTGATGGAAATTAACAATACTGGTATCGTAACCAAATTCTGACGACTGCCAAGATTGCCATTCCTCAAAACTAATAACCTCTCTTTTATTCTTGATGCCAGGCTCAGAAACAACAAGCGTTTCTTCTATGCCAATAATGCCATTAACTACCCACTTTGAACCTTTAATGCTAGGCGCTGATATAGCAAGGGAGTCTATAGGTACTGGAAATAGATATTGAGTCTTACTTATGACGCCTGACTCTGCGGCAAAATTAAGCGCAATAACATTACCAAGTGGTGGCGTATAGATAAGACCTTTAAAATCTAATGCTATGACGTTGCCGTTAGGTGGTATATATACAGACATCGTAGCTATCCTTGATGGGTTACATAGTCGCTGGTGATACGTTTGATACTATTACGTCTTTCTCGCCAGCGACACGCGCCACTATATCGTATTTAAACCCCATAGGTATATTGTTAATACGCCACGTCCCATTAGCTGCTGATACTGTAGTGGCGATAACTGCACCGTCTGCAAAACTACCTGGCTCTGCTCTTAGTAACACCCTTACTACTGCTGACGTTGGCACGCCTTTGATTGTCGTCAAACCATTTGGGTGCGTGCCAGCAAAGTACCCATTACCAGTAAGTGCTAACTGAAAGCCCTCATAGTTCCTAGCAAACCCTGACCGACCTTCGTTTTTTCTCTCGACTATATAGATTTCATCAGGCATAACAATACCTATAAAGTGGTTGGGAATACTGCAATAGAAAACATATTTAACGGCATCGCGTCCGTTGCTGGATTACTGCTCCCCAAAGAGGGTAGTGCTTGGTATCTCTTATCAACACCAGTTAAATTAACATTGATAATACCAAATTCCTGTACTGACAACAGATTAACAAAGCCAAAATTAAAACGGTGTTGCTGTCCGTTAATAATTAACTCTGCTTGCGCCACTCGCGTACCACTCGCAGTAGAAAATTGTGAAGCATCACTTAATGAGCCAGCTGCGCCATTATCTCTCTTTACCCAAGATGTGCCTGACAAAACATGGTATCTCAAACATGAGTATTCGGATTGTCCAGACGTGGGTTCTGTAAACACTCCAGCGCCTCCATTCATAAGACTAATAAACTGAGGCAGGACAACACAAAGATCGCTGCTATTTTTTGATGATGAAAATACCCCTATACCTAAAACATCGGCAGCTGTCGATGGGTGCTTAGCGTATCCTGACGAAAAATACACCCTTGAACCCTCTTTCCTTGAAATCCAAAAATGGTCTGCTCCGCAACTTATAGTGATAGGGTTGATTGTGGCTGGTAGGTCGTCAAGAGGGTATAGACCTATAGACAAAGTTTGTGGGTAAAATACTTGACTTACTGACGCTGGATCAAAAGCTCCACCTATTAAGGTTCTACCAATCTGATAAGACAGTGCTGCAAAAGTGCTGGTTCTATCTGCTACAAAATTTATATAATTCACTCTAATATAGAATAATAAACTAGGATGCCTATAAACCTTATAACCTAATAATCGCTCTCCAGCTGCGCCGGACGTTGGTGCATGAACTACTTTAGTTTCACCAGCACTAGGCGAGGCTTTAGCGGTAAAAATGCCAGCCTGTCCAGTATATTCGTCACTAGCAACCTGTATCATGCCTGAGTCAACAATCATGGTATGAATGGTATTCATGGTTAATACTAAAGCAGCAAGGGTATTAACCTCTGTTTCTCTGAGCTTCACTGAGCTTTGTATGGTTGCCATTATTTCACCTCTTGTATCAATGCGCCCATCGGCGTTTCGTCAGGCCAATAACCCTTAGCTCTATGCCACTTGGCGTACAATTCATACAGCGGCTTATCACCCATGCCAGCGCGTCTTTGTACCACCCATTCATCAGCTGACGCGCCAGCGTGCTGGCCGCTTTCTTCAAACACAAACATTTCAAATGATGGTAGGCTGATCAGTTTGTTCCAGTCGATGTAGTCTGCTGGCAGGACCATATCACCCATGCCGCCATGTGCGTCAATACCACCAACGCCAGCCGTTTGAGTTGGCGGCTTCTTCTTGGCGCGTGGCTTGGTAGCTTTTGATGTTGGTGTTTCTACTGGCTTTTCGATAGCGTCCGTCATAGTAATAATCCTTATTGTCTGCTTGGCTTGTTATCAATCATCAAGCCCTTAATATTTCGTACTGAGTATTCGCCTTGCGTTGACTCGTGCATTGAAGCGGTAAGCCCTCGTATTGCTTCAACACTGGTAAGCGGCTGGTGTAGGTGAGCGCTTGCCATTGCTAGGTTGTTGCTGATACTTTCATTGGTGACTACACCACGGCCTAATTGGTCGAATAAATCAGCATACATGCGCTGGCTGGTCTGTAGCGAGTTTTGTAGGTTGCGCCCTTGCTCTACCCAAAAATCACGCTCAATGAGTAAGGCTTTTTGTTTGGCTTCTGAAATATCGGCGCGCTTTTCCGCTGCGGCCAACTGTCTTTTTAGTTGCATAATCTCTAAACGTGGCTGATCTTCTGCCTCTTGAAATCTTCCCATGATTGTCACCCTAAGTCGTTGATAGTATGCCGTTGCTCATATCTGAGCAACGGTCTATCGCCTAGTATATTACAGCTTAAAGATTTTGTTTGTACCATTATCCCATGTGACGATAATATCACCGCCGTTAGGTGTGATAGGCAAGCCAGTAGCGGTATCAATATAAGCAATCAAGGGGCTGGTCGCTTCTGAGCTGGTATCTTTGTAGATAATAATCGCTTCAATACTCGCGCCTGTTACTGAGCTGAATGTAATGTCAGCGGCGTCAGCGGCACCGCCAGCCGTTGATTTAGCAGTCAGCGTTACTGGGCCAGCAATACGCGCAGACGTTGCAATATCTGATAGGTACTCATGCGTCTGTGTTTGTGGCGTGTATGCGCCAGTATCAACTAGATAGACTTTGATGGTATCAGTCTGCCAGTTAATCTGCCCTTCTAAGAACCGCTTACGTGCGGCATCGTATAACGTATTAGCCATCAGGCTGTCTCCTGTATTAAATTAAACCCAAAATGGCGCGACCACATGGGGAACGTCGTGTCGTGTGATACGCCGTAAGTCTGAATCAGGTCGCTCACCAAAGTATTTGGTAAATTCCTGCTCAGCCAAGGCAGATCGATTCATATCAAAAACTTCGGAATCTGGAATCCCAAAGCCTTTATGTAGCGCCCATTGAATAAGATACTCGTGGTGAATGATGTTAATCTCAGGTCTATCGGTATCGAGCACCATCGGCGCAAGTGGTGTGCGATAGCCTTCAATGGTAATCACGCCAGCCGTGTTCGGCGCTGGCACGAGGCGAATGTTTGTATCGTGCTGAATCGCGTACTCCGGCGTGGCATAGTCGCGTGTGCGCCAGTCATGCCAGATATCAGCCATATCTTCTTGCGATACCAGTTGCAAGTCGTTCACTTTGTAAGGGTTGTCGGCGCTCAACCAGTGAAGACTGTCTATCTCATATAGTGATTCATGCAGCGCGTAGACCGAAACATTAGGCTGCGTACTGACAGTACAAACGCCAGTGGTGGTAGAGTCATGAATAAGTCGACCACGGATAGCCGCTTCTTTCACCCCATCGTTTAACCAGTCGGTAATGTCTTCGTCGCTGAATAAATACGGCTGCTCTTTATCAAACGCTAAGACGCGAAACTGGCGTATCAATTCAGACAAAATCATTACGGTGCTCCAAACTGGTCAATCATGGCCGTGACATCAAGACGGATGTTTTCAACCGACTTTGAGTTGTTGGTGTTTTGCTGATAGTGATTCTGTGCAAAGTCTTTTAGCGCCGGCTTGTCCATGACATTCACTTGGTCATACAAGGCTTGCAACTCGCGCTGCTCATCATCCTTGTCTTTATTCTTAGCTTCCTGCTCATCAAGCAGTGCTTGCGTGTCATCAGGCTTTTGATCGCTGTCATCCGGCGTATCATCTTTTGACGTCGAATCCGCTTTACCATCGTCATCTTTTTCATCAGGCTTCGCCTTTTCAAGATTAACTTTCGCTGGTGGTGCATCGTCCTTTGATGGATCGACTGGCGGCTCTTCTTCGACCACTGGCTCGAATTTCTCAAAGAGGTCTTCGTGACGTAAAAATTTGCGTGCCATATCCCAAGGGATAGTGCGAACTTGATTGCAATCAAAGACAAGGCCAGTGCGGTAGAGACGGTCATGCCACGGCTCACGCTTGCCAATGTACTTGATGGACACTTCATCTGGCTTACTCATTGTTAGGTTGCTCCTAAAAAAATAGACTGACTGAAACCAGCCAGCCTATTTTTGTTATCGTTAGACTTCTTATTCCTGACCAGGCTTATCGATAGCCGGTCAGCTCGCCTGTTACCGTGACTTTGA